CCATAAGCAGGATCTATTGTAACATCTGCCCACACATGGAAACGACGAAACACTGCTCCTGGATCAACGAGAGATTTGATTTCAGGATATTTCTGATTTGACGATGCAATTATGTACTCAGAAACAAAATTTGTGACTCCTTTTGCTTTTAATTCAGCCATTTTCAACGGAAATTGAGCAGTGTTAACCATATATTCTAATTCTTCATATTCCTCAACTGGTCGTTGTTGAGAATCTTTCACGTTACCGAAATCATCCAATATAACTACTGGTTGTCCAGTATATCCTTCCCAATACTCATTTTTAGCACGACGAATAAATGCAGTTGATTCAAATCTCAATCCATCCTTTGCCAAATAACGTCGATAAATACGAGATTTAAACACCTCAGTCGCAACGCTTTTCCCTACACCAGGGTGTCCAAAGAGATACAAAGCTACAGGTTGGTTCCGGATTGTGTGACAGCGAGCAGGACTATGAGTCGCCCATTCCACTTGATCTTTTATACGTCGTTGAAGGCTTGAAACGAGTTGGGTATTTGAACGTGAATTCATCCTAGCAGCTTGATAATGATATTCATTTAATTCATGATTGACAGTCAATATTTGATTAGCAATTCCAGCAGACGAATCAACCAACGTCTTCTCAAATGTTTCAATTAATTTAACGGCAGCATATAGATTCTCCATTTGAGGAAAATTCTGCATAAAATTATACTCTTCAACAGAAAAGCCATACACTGTAGTATAATATATTTCAGACAAATAGGAGAATAGCCAAGTGAATAAATCTTTCAGAGCTTTGAAACCTTGTGCAGCGCGTCCTACATTGGCAAAGTGTTTAGTCATCTCACCGGGTGTTGGTGCTGTACCTGTGCAAATGAGAGAAAATGCGCCACAGAGAAATGAAAGAAAACCAGCAAATGGTAATAATTCAGGAGACTGAGCAGCAGTACCCAACATTTCAGTAACAAGGGATTGTCCAACGCGCCGGGTCTCTGTTCCTGCTGTGAATGAAACACTAGCCTCAGGAGTTGCAGTTTCAAAAGATGGCATCAAGCTCATCAAAGTATCAAGTGTTAGTCCAAGTTGACGTGCAAGGTTAGTGCAATACAAGGTAAGTAGAAGCAAAGATTTCTCTTTTAAACTATTACAAATAGA